CCAAATAATGCAGCAAATACTTAAAGTTTGATATTTAAAACAGATTTGTTTGATATTAACAATAATGCATTAGACTTAAATATTCAGTCAGTTCCAACTATCTTTACAGGTTCAAGACAATGAACATAAACAAATTATTTGAACGAATAGTAGCACTTGACGATTATGTTGAGCAACACAACTTCTTGGTAGAGAAACTTGCCCCAGAACTTGTGGAAGAATTAGCTATTACCACGACTGATACGTTGGAAGAAGCAAAGAAGAAGCGTAAGAAGGCAAAAGAGAAGATTAAACGTTATGGATTTTTCTATCCATTGTATCCTCGTGTAATTAAAACTGGTGAACAACCCAAAGAAGAACCATCAACACCACCAACGGAACCAACCGATAGTGGTGATGCTGGTGCTGGTGATACTGGTGGTGTGGATGAAATTAAGCCACAAAATGTAGATAACGCATTTGCATTTCCTTATTCACTTGGTCCGGAGCAAGATGATGAATTCTTACAAAAAGAAGCACTATCAAGTACGGAACGGATGCGTAGGTACAACAAGCGTCACCCCGAAAAAGTTCGTCAGTACCTTAAAAAGACTCAGGATGACCGCGTTGCCCGTAACCGCGACCGTAAAAAAGCAGTAAAGAAATACGGCAAAACAAAGATGAAGAACCATGACGTACATCATCCAAACGGACCACATAATGGTGGTGCTCGCTTGGTACGTAAAGATCATGGACGAGATAAGAAAAACGAAAATATTGAGTACGTATATCTCTCCGAGTTATTAGAAGGTAATGTACCAAATGGTCCGTGGATATTGTTATCAGAGGGTGGAGCAGCAGGACATTTAGCGCATCCATACGAAGATGATAGTTTGACGTTTAAAGATTTAAAAGAAATGGCAAAACGTGGTTTGGTCGGTGGATTAGATGCAGAAGGTCCAGTCACCGAAAAACTTGACGGACAGAACATCACCTTTAGTGTACGTGATGGTCGTGTGGTATTTGCTCGTAATAAAGGTCAAGTCAAAAATCGTGGACAGAACGCATTACCAGCAGCAGACTTACGACAAATGTTTGCTGGTCGTGGTGATATAGAAAAAGCATTTGGAAACTCAGCAGATGACTTACAAGCAGCAGTAGACGCATTACCACAAGAACAACGAGACGCGATGTTCGGTGATGGTCGTAAGTTTATGAATGTAGAAATTATATTCCCAGATACAAAAAATGTTATTCCATACGGTAAACCAGTGTTGGTATTTCATGGAACTATTGAATATGATGATGCAGGGGAAGAGATTGGTCGTAATGTAGATGATGCAAAAATTTTGGACCAACAACTTCAAGCAGTTAGTGCACAAAAACAACGCACATTTGGCATATCAGGTCCACAACCTATTACATTTAATGATGCCGACACAGTACGCAATAAAGAACGATTACAACAATACGGTGCAGAAATTGCACGTATTCAAGAAGAATATGACCTTGATGATAATTCTACATTAGAAGATTACAAGGTGGCATGGTGGAATAGAGAAATTGATAATATGGGTATCGATTGGACTCCACAAGAACGTGAAGGTCTTATTCGTCGTTGGGCAATGGGTGAAAAGAAGTTTGGGGTCAAAGATATTGAAGATCCTGAAAAGAAAAAGGCATTTAGACAATTTGAAGTAAACGAACTTAAAGATAAACAAAAGGCTGCTACTCGTCCAATAGAACGTATTTTTTTACGTATTGGTGCAGATACGTTACTACGCGTCACTAATACTCTTGGAGCTAATAATCCAGAGATGGCAGCACAATTAAAACAAGAAGTTAGAGATGCTATAGAAAAGATTAAAGACGCTGGTGATGAAAATCAATTGGCAATGTTACAGCAACAAATAGAACGGTTAGATGACCTTGGTATTGAACGTGTGGTTCCAAGCGAAGGGTTGGTCTTTATCTATAATGGTAAACCATATAAATTTACTGGAGCATTTGCACCAGTCAATCAAATCCTTGGTATGATGAAGTTTCAACGAGGTAAAGCTAAAGTTGTTGATGAACCAGAAAAGAAACCAGCAGAAGAACCACAAGTAACCACACAAACAACAACTACACCAACTGGTGAAAAACGAACCATTGCTATTTTTCCTGGTCGTTTTCAACCATTCCACGCAGGACATTACAGTATCTATCGTGCTTTGGTCGAAAAGTTTGGTAAAGAAAATGTTTATATCGCAACCAGTGATAAGACCGACCCAACCAAATCACCATTTGGGTTTGTTGAAAAGAAAGACATTATCACAAGAATGTTTGATATTCCGGAAGATATGGTGGTACAAGTAAAAAATCCATACGCACCAGTTGAAATCACCGGTAATATGCCAGACAATACAGTTGTGGTAACTGCAGTCAGTGAAAAAGACTCAGAACGATTAACGGGTGGTAAATACTTTACACCGTATGATGGTGAAACAGCGACACAAGGATTTAAAGATAAAGGATATTTCATAGTTGCACCAGAAATGCAACTACAACTTCAAGGCAAAAACATTAGTGGAACTCAAGTTAGAGCATTGTTAGGTAATCCAAATATTACTGACGAAGCAAAAGAAGAAATATTCACAATGATATATGGTAAGTTCGACCCAGACATATTTAAAAAGATTGTTAAAACTACTACGGACTCAGAAAAAGCATTGGCACTTACACAACAGCATGGTGGTAAAAAAGCTGCAAAACCACGAGTAAAAAAGAAAGCGGGAGAACCACAAAAAGGTGTGAGAAAAAAAGCAGTAAAACCAGAACCAAAAGATCCATCATTTTACAAACCTGGTGAATCGTGGGAAACTGAAACTGGAAACTTTGGTGGCAAGAATAAAAAGAATCAAGTAAGATATTTTGGTACAAAGGACCGAGCAGACAAATTCGCTAAATCATAAGAGGTTACTATGGCACGCATGGATGAAAAAGCAGTAGCAGATGTAAGAAAAAGAATTGGTGAAGTAATGAACAAACAAGAACAAAAACTTGTATTTGGATGGCGTCCGCAACAAGTAGAGCGACAAGAAGGTGAAGTGTGGGAAGATCATGATGGTAAAAAATGGACAAAGAAGAATGGTCTTGTTCAAACCGTTACAAAACTTGATGGATTTAAAACTCCGTGGTGGTGTCCAAAATGTAATACTCCACTAAACGGTATTCATCTTAAAGCATACAAAAAAGCAGGGCATTGCCACGAATGTATGTTAAAAGAAGAAATGGAATTAAAAAAGTCTGGTAAATGGCATGACGTAATAATTGAAAAAGGTCGTCAAAATCATATGGCGATAATACGAGACAAGATACAAGAATTACAAAGCTATCACGATAATCTCTCACAACCAGAATTTATTCACGCAGACAATGAAAAAATATTGATGATTGAAAAGTGGGATATGGATATCAATACGGTCAAAAAAGATTTGATGGAAGAAATTACCAAGCTGCAAAAGCATTTAGAAATGGTTGAGTCTGGAATGAGTGAAGAAGAAATCAGACAATACTACGAAACACAGGAACAATAATATGTCAAGAATAACAAATAATATTACTACATTCGTTGTAAATCTTTGTATTTTTTTCGGTTTAGCACTAGCTATATTTTTCTTCGTCAGTAATTCAAAGCAAGACGAAGTGGACAAGTATATTGCGGAATACAAAGTATTTCAAGCTAAGGCAGATTCAGTCACCGAGTTAGCCGATAGTTTAAAAGCAGAAATTGTAGTTGCTGATAACGAGTCACGAGCAGCAGAAAGTCGAGCAAAGGTATTGAGTCGTCAAGTTAATACTTTACGAGATGAAACGTTGAGTATGGAAGAACGTGCAGAAGTAATGAAAGAAACACTTTTAGACACTCTTGTTTTAGCTCGTCAATTATTACCACTCAAAGATTCAATTATTGCAAAGCAAAAGGAAACAATTGATGTGCAGGGTGGTCAAGTAAAAGAATTAGAAAGTGCATTGTCAAGTAAAGACAACGCACTACGTATGGCATTGATACGTGGAGATAGTCTCCAAGCGGTCATCAATCTTATTCCACCAGCACCAAAGAACCCAAATCGTATGTTTGGTATCAAACTCCCAAGTCGTAAGGCATCATTCGCAGTTGGATTAGCAATGGGTCTTGGAGCGGGAGTTCTCGTAATCAAGTAGAGGTATTATGAACGCAACAGCACAGCAGTTACGTGAACGTATTAAAGAAGAATATAAGAAGTGTGCAATACAGCCAGATTACTTCTTATCAAAATATTCATACATTCAACACCCGATTCGTGGTCGGGTGTTGTTTGATTTATACAAATATCAAAAAAACGCTTTATATGACTTCGAGAAAAGTGATTATAATATCGTTCTCAAAGGCCGTCAGATTGGTATTTCTACATTGGTCGCAGGATACGCTCTGTGGTTAATGTTGTTCCATAAAGATAAGAATATCCTTGTTATCGCAACTAAACAAGAAACCGCAAAGAACTTAGTTACCAAAGTTAAGTTCATGCATCAAAACCTCCCAACATGGTTACGTGGTGAAGTAGTCACGGATAATAAGCTATCACTCCAATTTTCTAACGGCTCACAGATTAAAGCGGTGGCATCATCACCAGACGCAGGACGTTCTGAAGCATTGTCTCTTCTTATTCTCGATGAAGCTGCATTCATCGATGACGCAGATATCATCTGGACGGCAGCATCATCCACATTATCAACGGGTGGTAAAGCAATATTACTTTCTACTCCAAACGGTGTGGGTAACTTCTTTCACAAGATGTGGCAACAAGCGGAGGTCAAGACCAACGGATTCAATCCTATTCTATTAGATTGGCGAGTTCATCCAGAACGTGACCAAGCATGGCGTGATAGACAAACGGAACTGATGGGTGAAATGCAAGCGTCACAAGAACACGATGCGTCATTTATCTTCTCTGGTAATACGGTGGTTCCGCCAGAAATTATTGAGTTTTACAAAGCATCGTTTGTTCAAGAACCAGTTACCAAAGGTGGGTTTGACGGAAACTTATGGGTATGGGAATATGCACAACCTGGTCGGTCATACATTGTCTGTGCTGACGTTGCTCGTGGAGATGGTGAGGACTATTCGGCATTTCACGTAATAGATGTAGAATCGTCTACCCAAGTAGCAGAATACAGAGGAAAGGTAGAAACTAAGCAGTTTGGTAATATGTTGGTATCTATCGCAACCGAATATAATGACGCACTACTCATCCCAGAAAATAGTAGTATAGGATGGAACGCTGTGCAACAAATTATTGATCGTGGATATAAAAATCTCTTTTATATGTCCAAAGATTTACAATATGTTGACGTAGAACATCAAATGACAGGACGATATAGAGCAGAGGAACGGCAAATGGTTCCTGGATTCACCACATCACAACGTACTCGTCCGTTAGTTATTGCACGATTAAAAGAATATATGTTAGAAAATAGTTTTACTATTAGGTCAGCAAGAATGTGTGCTGAATTAGAAACATTTATTTGGAAGAATGGTAGACCAGAAGCATTATCTGGTTATAATGATGACTTGACAATGGCATTATGTATTGGTCTGTGGGTTCGTGATACTGCCCTCCGTTTGCGTCAGGAAGGTATAGAACTGACGAAGATGGCGTTAGACAAGGCCAAGTATAATGTGGTCGGTCACATCTACACAAACAGAGACAGAGCACAAAATCCATACGAGATGCAAGTTGGAACTGGAAAGGAAGATATTAGGTGGTTACTAGGATAATACACTATTTATAATGTAGTGTTTTTATTGGATTTATCTATGATTAAATTAGTTGATATTTTGTTGACAGAAAAATGGACAAACAGATACAAAAAGTCCATAAATTGTAGTAATCCAAAGGGTTTCAGCCAAAAAGCACATTGCGCTGGACGTAGAAAGCGTAAACGTGGTGGGAAAACAACATCAAAACCGGTATAAGATATGACCAAAGATGAACTTTTAGAAATTATTCGTGAAGAATTAGAAGCGGAATTGGCAGAACGCACCGTAGCTCGCCGTGAACCACCACGTAAAATGGATAAGTCCCAAGTCAAAAAGCGTGATGGTATTGGCAAGAAGTTGTTAAAGAACAAGCGTTCTATCCGTTATTTTAAGGATAAGTTCGGTGATGATTGGAAATCATACCTTTGGGCAGCATCAACCAACAAGGCAATAGATAGTAAGAAAAGTAAAGGTAAGTAATATGGAATATAAAGAATATTACACCTACATTTTTGAGGATTGCGGTTGTCTCCACGAAGCTGATTGTGGTTGTGGAGAACAAGAAGAGGGATATCCTGGATTTGGATATAAAGAAACAGAGAGTGATTTTAAAGATCCACGATTACAAAAAGCTGAAGAGATTGTAACGTTGTTAGAAAAGAACACACCAACCAGTCCTGAAAAGTGGGCACGAGCAAAAGCAGCCGCACGTGCCAAGTTCAAAGTATATCCATCAGCATACGCTAACCTTTGGGCAGCAAAGAAGTATAAGAGTATGGGTGGTGGTTGGAGAAAAACTAAGAAAGAATATCATATACCACACAAGCGACGTGATCCAATGGGTCAAGAGGACGCAGATGTAAATAATGATGGAAAAGTAAATTTAATAGATAAAATGTTAAAAGCAAAACGTGATTTGTATAAGAGATATTTGGTGGCACAAAAGAAGGGACAAAAATCCCTCTAAACACTTTGGAGAAGTAATATGATTAGACTTATGGGATTGGTAGCTGGTATCAAGGGAATTGGTGATAAGCCAGTTGGAGCTGTAAAAGAAGCTCTTGACGCCGTTGGTAAAGAAGATGGTGATATCGATAATGATGGTGATAAAGATTCATCAGACAAGTATTTAAAAGCTCGCCGTGATGCTATCGGTAAGTCAATGGAAAAAAAGGAAGAAATCGGACCTAAAGATGCAGTTGATTCTGGTGAATATGATTACGAAGGTGACATGGCAAAGAATCAATTACAAACCATTATTAGAAATGCACAAATGTTGCATGATATGTTGGCAGACGACACCAACTTACCAGAATGGGTACAAAATAAAATTTCTTTAGCTAAGGAATATACTGAATCTGCTGCACAATATATTAGTAGTGAAAAGGACCAAAATGGTACAGCTGAAGTTCCTGGAGCAGCAGGTGCAGTTCCAGCACCATCGGGAACAATGTAATGGAAACTGTAGCCAAGTTTTTATCCACACTATTCAATAGTCGTGACCAAGCACATATCTTTCATCTCCAAACATCATCGTATGCCGTTCACAAAGCATTAAACGATTATTATGATGCAGTTGTAGGGTTGGTTGATAGCTACGCAGAAACTTGCCAAGGTCGCTATGGAATTATCCGTGGTTATACTCCACAAAAACAATACTTTGAAAACGATGAAGTAATTAAGTATTTTACTGGATTATCAACCTATATTGATAGTGTTCGTAAGGGACTACCACAAGATGGTGACCTTAATAATATTGTTGATGAAATCTCAGCGTTGGTGAATTCCACTATCTATAAGTTAAAATATTTAAAATGATTCTTTTAACTGACCTTTTAGACGAAGTTGTAACTGAACTTGACGAAAAGTATAAAACCAAAGGTAATCTTGGTAAATGGCTTCGTCAAAAATGGGTAGATATTTCTCGCAAAGATAAAAAAGGAAAACATCCACCATGCGGTGCTTCGGCTGGTAAGAAAGAGCGAAAGGGTGGTAGTGCAAAATATCCAAAGTGTCGTCCCGCTCGTTCCGCAGCAGCGATGAGTAAAGGTGAAAAACGTTCGGCTGTAGTTAGAAAGAGAAAAGCAGGAAATCCAGGTGGAAAACCAACAATGGTTTCTACCTTTAAAAAGAAATAAACTCTTGACTTTGAGAGAGAAAATGATTAGATTAACTGATATTCTTTGCGAAGGTTGTTGGGAAGGATATAAGCAAGTTGGTATGAAGGAAAAGAACGGTAAGATGGTTCCCAACTGCGTTCCAGTAGAAGAACTTTATCATCGTCCAGAAAGTGATGTTACATCGGATAGTGATTTCAAGCCAGACCAAGATAATGAACGTGACCAATTCGGCTCGGAAACACACGTTTCAGGTCACGAAGATGAAATAAACGATGGTGAATACTGCACAGAATGTCTTATTGAAGTTCTTGAAGGATTACACGAAAATCAACTCGGTGAAGCAGAATATCGTGGTCGTAAGGTTGCTCTCGGTAAGATTATGAGAGGTGATGTTAAGAAGTTTAAGGTGTTCGTCAAAGACCCAAAGAGTGGAAATATTAAGAAGGTTAATTTTGGTCATGGTGGAACTTCGGCAAAACGTCGAGGTGAAAAGACAATGAAGATTAAAAAAAATATCCCTTCTCGTCGTAAGTCGTTCCGTGCAAGACACAATTGTGATAATCCAGGTCCAAGAACAAAAGCTCGTTACTGGGCATGTCGTACCTGGTAATATGAAAAAGAAAATCTCACGGGAACAATCCGACAAGATATTAGATAAAATGGGTTATAAGTTTAATCCAACAGAATTCTTTTTAGGGATGAATGTTGAGTTGGAACACCAAGATGTGACCAACGGAAACGTGGTCAAGACTGCAAAAATCGCAGCAGCACACTTGAAAGAAAACCCGAAGTATTATTCATTATTAATGAAGTACGTAGAAAAGAAGCATGAACAACTAGTTGGACCTGGTGGGGCAATCAACGCAGCACCAAAACCACAAGATGTTAAAAAAATGCGAACAGCATTGGATAGGGAGAAAAAGCATGATTAAGCTCACAGATTTAATCACAGAAGCAGGTAAGGAAAACCGCATCAACTCAATGCGTTTGGTCGCATTACTTGAAAAGTTAACTCCAACCCTTAAAGAAGCTCAAGAAGAAAAGTTGGCAAAACTAACCGCAGAATTACTTGCAGGAATCACCAAGGTCAATGAAATACCATACAACTACAACACAATGTCAGAATGGCATATGACCGAATTGGCAACCGTAGTAATGCCAGCTCGTGATTTACGTGAAGCATTAAATAGTCTATTGAAGAAACCAGCTAAGGGATTAGATACACACATCGTTGAAATGGTTATCAAGTCAATAGACGAATTGTATATCTACTAACAAGTTGAGGGGTTATGGCTGATAACAGCATATTTGGCAGACTAAAGAAATTATTTTCTACTAATACGGTAGTTCGTAATGTTGGTGGAAAAAGACTTAAAGTAGCCGACACAGATAACATTCAATCGTTTATCAATAGACGCGGTATTGATAGATACCACCGCGTCTATTCTTCTATGACGGGTGGATATGGTTCTGCCCATGGACGATATGAAGCAGCGGCTGCGTTCCAAGGTTCCCGCTTGCAATTGTTCCGTGATTATGATATGATGGATAATGACCCCATTATTTCATCGGTGATGGACATCTATGCTGACGAATCAACCACCAAAGATGAATTTGGTAATCTCCTTACCATTCATTCGAAGAATACACAAATACAAGAAATCTTACATAACTTATTCTATGATGTATTGAATGTGGAATTCAATATGTGGCCTTGGATTCGTAATATGGTCAAGTATGGTGATTTCTTTTTATTCCTAGACATAGACCCAGAATTTGGAATTGTAAATGTATTACCCCTTTCTGTCTATGAAACTATTCGTATCGAAGGTCAAGACCCAGGTAATCCATTCTCAGTCAAGTTCAAGATTGAAAACGATTTCTTATCGTTAGGTAAGACTGAATTCGATAATTACGAAATAGCTCACTTCCGTCTCCTTTCGGACACCAACTTCCTTCCATATGGTAAGGCAATGGTTGAAGGTGGTCGTCGTGTGTGGAAACAACTTCAATTGATGGAAGATGCGATGTTAATTCATCGTATTATGAGAGCGGCAGATAAGCGTAAGATTTTAATTGATATCGGTAATATCCCACCAGCAGAAATCGATACGTTTATGAATCGTATTATGGATAGAATGAAGAAAACACCATTGGTAGATCCTGCAACTGGTGATTATAATCTTCGTTATAATATGCAAAATATCACAGAAGATTTTTATCTTCCTGTTCGCGGTAAAGATTCTGGAACAGACATCCAAAACCTTCCAGGTCTACAATTTAATGCTATCGAAGATATTGAATACCTCCGTAATAAGTTAATGGCAGCATTCAAGGTACCAAAAGCATTCTTAGGATACGAAGAAGATTTAAGTGGTAAGGCAACATTGGCGGCACAAGATGTACGTTTCGCACGTACTATAGAACGTATCCAACGTATTATGGTGTCAGAACTCACCAAGATTGCAATTATCCACTTATACGTTCAAGGATTTACTGATGAAGATTTGATAGACTTTGAATTATCGTTGACCAACCCATCAATTGTCTATGAACAAGAAAAGTTAAACTTATGGAAGGAAAAGATTGGGGTTGCAGAATCTATTATGAACAGTAAGATGTTATCACAAGAATGGATATACCATAATATTCTTGAATTATCTGATGATGAAATCGTGGAAGAACGTACTAAGATTGCAGAAGATGTAAAACGTATGGCACAGTTAGAACAATCAGCACAACCACAACAACCAGGTGCTACAGGTGAACAACCAGCAACAGATGAAGCACCACCAACCGAAGAAGAGGAACAACAAGTTTCTGATGTTGATAGTATTTTGGCCTCATTAGAAGATGGTGGTGAGGAAAGTGAGTTGGAAGGATACGGTGATGAAGAAGCTGAATTAGAAGAAGCTAAGATGGGCCGTCCAAAAACAGGAATGAAATTTGGTCAAGACAGTCACCCACGTGGTCGTGACCCACTCGGACACAAAGAAAATATGGGTTCGTTGACGGTCAGTAAACAACGAAATGATAAAAGAAAGTCTCCGTTGGCACTTACTAAAGAAGTTCAGGCATTAGTTGCAAACTTAAAAAAGCCAAGTAAGAAAGTCTTAATGGAAAACCAAGAACCAACTGGTTCTTTATTAGACGAAAGTAATATTTTGGACCTAGAAAACTAAAGTCTTATTAATATTCGTTATATTTAATATATGACGGTATACTGTCACTAAAATGGGATGTTTATGAAAGCAAACGTCAAGCATAACAAAATTCGGAATACGGGCATACTATTTGAACTATTAGTCCGTAAAATAACCTCAGACGCATTGGAAAACCGTAGTAATGATACTGCGGTCAAACTAATGAAAGAGTATTTCAATTCTAAGACAGAACTTGGTAAAGAATTGATACTTTATCGTTCCTTCTTCAATGCACAACAACTCAGTGAAACTAAGGCATTTGAACTTATCAACGTATTGATATCACAACGTAAAAAGTTAAATGAAGTGGCATTAAACACACAAAAATACAAGTTAATTCGTGAAATTAAAAACAACTACGATTTAAAAGAATTTTTAAATGCCCGTATTCCGTCTTACAAAGTTTATGCTTCTGTATATAAGGTATTTGATGGTGCAGTAAACGAAATCCAAGACTTCAATGAAATTCAAGGTATGGTTGAAGCTAAGTTTACTATTGTTGAACATTTAAGTGGTAAGATTGTCAACAAGGAAATTAAGAAGGAAACTGCATTATTTGAAACCGTAAAGAACCAAGAAGAAGATTTACGTTTATTAACCTACAAGATTTTGATGGAAAAGTTCAATCAAAAGTATGTAGACCTTAGTGATAAGCAAAAAAACCTTCTCCGTGAATATATCTATAACGTATCCAATTCAGCAGCTCTTCGAGCATATGCCGTAGATTTGGCAAAAGAATTGATTGCCGAAATAACAAAGAAGATAGCTAAAATTGATAATAAAGTGACTACCATCAAGTTGTCAGAAGTTGTTTCACAATTGGAAAAGTTAAAGACAGTTCAAATGGTCAAGGAAAATCACATGACCGCGTTATTAATTGCCTTGGAAATTACCAAGACACTAGACACTTTAAAGAGTTAATCTATGGACAAAACACAACAAATTCGTGAACGCGTCCGACAAATTATCAAGAAAAAACTTGATGAAATGACAACGACAGCAAATGTTCCTGGATACCTAACTCCATATTCGTTTCGTGGTAATAAAGCAAAGAGTGTAGCACGTTCTAAGCATATTGCCACCGCAACCACAGGATTTAAGTTAACTCCAAAGGGTGAAGAAGAAGCAAATCGTCCAGCCGATAAAATGGAAATTGTCACTAAGGAATTAAACGAAAACAAGTATTACGAATATAAGAACGACACATCAAAGACACCACACAGAAAGATTGCAGAAGCTATTTCACAACTTAATAGAAATTTACAAGAAGTTGAACGTGTTATTAGAATGAATAGTCGTTTAAAGACTGAATCAGGTATCGCAAGTGAACAACTATGGAAGCGTACACAACAAGGATTATTGAAGTTGGAATCAAGACTTCTTGGACTTGCAACACGCATCCGTGAAATCCGTGGGCAATAATATGCAAACATTACTCGTAGAATATAATGTCATTTCTTATGACACTACTTTATTAAAAGAAGCAGCAGACATCAGTAAACCTTTGATGTTAAAAGATGTTTTACTTCAACGTGCAGAAATGAAGAACCAGAATGGTCGTGTATATCCAAAGGAAATCTTATCACGTGAAGCAATGGTATACAAGAATAACTTCGTATCACAACGCCGTGCACTTGGTGAACTCGACCATCCAGAAAGTCCTGTCGTCAACTTAAAAAACGTCTGTTGCAACGTCACCGAACTCTGGTTCGAAGGTGATGATGTCAAGGGCAATATCGAAATTTTATCTACCCCATCAGGCAATATCGTTCGTGAACTCATCAAGAACAATATCCGATTGGGTGTTTCATCCCGTGGTATGGGTTCTGTCAAACCAATCGGTGAGAATACTGTAGAAGTTGGTGATGACTTCTCACTTATCTGCTTTGATATTGTCAGTAATCCAAGTACTCACGGGGCATTTATCAACGAAAACAAGGGTGGTCAAATTATCACCCCCTATAGTCGTATTGATACATTGATATATGACTTTTTAGGTGAACTAAAGTAAGGAGTTTTTATGACAACATTTTTAGTAGTAGTATTCGTATTAGCAGTTGTAATTTATTTTGTTAATCGTAAGGTAATGGAAGCCCCAGCACCTTTGTTAAAGGCAACCAAGAAGGTTGAAGCAGTTGCAGTTAAGGTTGTTGATGTCAACGGTGATGGTAAGGTTGACCTCAAAGACGCAGTTGCAGCCGTTAAGGCAGTAGAAGCAACTAGTAAAAAGGTTGTTAAGAAGGCAAAAAAGATAACAACAAAGAAAAAGACCAAATAATTTTCTATGCGACTTAAAGCTTTACTAAATGAAAATATCACAAATGAATTTGTAAAGTTTGTCGCAAAAGAGCTACAACTTCAATCACTACCTGCCAATATTAAATTTGTGGGTAGTGATTATTCTAAAGAAAATTTAACCTTTGGAACCTATAATCCACAAACTGACGAAATTATTATCGTAAAAGGTAATCGTCATATTGCGGATGTATTACGAACCTTGGCTCACGAGATGGTGCATCACAAACAACGAACCAGTAATCAAGAGTTGAATGGTGAAGATGGGTCAAACACAGAAAACGAAGCAAATGCAAAAGCAGGTGAATTAATGCGTAAGTTTAGATACTTACGACCAGAAATGTACGTGGAGAGATAAATGCCATCAGTTAGTAAAGCACAACAAAAATTATTTGGTATTGTTAGAGCTATCCAAACTGGACGAGCAAAAGCAAGTGATTTTAGTCCAACCGCAAGAAAGTTAGCACAGACTGTGGCAAAAGGTAGTGTAGAAAAGTATGCATCTACTCCACACGATAAACTACCAAAGAAAAAGGACGAAGTTGCAGGAGCAGTCCCAATCTCCGATTTTCCAGTAGCATCTGACGATACCACACCAACTGTATCGAATGACCCACACTTGGTCACCACTAGTGAAGATTATAGTTCTAAGCAAAGTCAAATATTGAGTATTGTAAAGGACAGAAAACCAGCAGAAGTTGGTGGTGTAATGTTAGACATTTACACCGCAGCATTATTGACTCGTGTATTACACAAGTTATCACCAGACAATAGAAAGAAGATGTTGTCCCTTCCAACCGAAAAGATGGTAGCAACTGCATATAAGTTAGTAACCCGTTAATATGGGTAAAACCGCATATATTACTGATTTTGACGATACCCTAGTGCATACAGACGCTAGGGTTATTGTTATTGACAAGGATGGAAAGAAAAAAGATATAAGTCCCGCTGATTACGTATCATACGAAAAACAGCCTGGTGATACGTTCGACTACTCAGAGTTTGAACAATTGAAAAATCCCCGTCCTATAAAAAAATATGTCAATCTATTAAAGAAAGTCATTGATCAAAAGAAAGCAGATAAAGTAGTAGTCTTAACTGCTCGTGGTCATACTAAACCTATTGCGCAATTTTTAAAGTCACAAGGTATCACATCGGGTATCACAATTGCTGCATTAGGTGATAGCGACCCGATGGAAAAAGCGCGATACATAGAAAAACATATTAAAAATGGATATACCAGAATAGCATTTGTTGACGATGCACCAAAGAATGTAAAAGCAGTCAAAACATTAATGGACAAGTATCCACAAACAAAGTTGGTCGTGCAACAAGCACAAGAAAAAGATACAAAACAAGCTGGTGGAACACCAACAAAACAAACACGACTAAAAGATTTATTAAAACATCGTATTAAAAATCCACAAACTGGCCGTGATATTTTGGTTAAGAGTGCATTGGGTTATGGAACAGATTCGGTAGTCAGAAAGACGGCGATGAATTATATCGCTAAAAATATGAAATAACCTATTTATTTACAAGTTTTATTAATGGAGATAGTTATGGCAACAGAAGAAACCCCAGTATCACAAGAAAGTAAGTTCCAAGAAATGTTGTTCAAGATGATGGCTCGTCGTTGGAATATCACGGGCATCGTTCTTGTCACATTTATGTTAATCGTTGCAGGCATCACTGGTGCAGTGTATATGCAAACACCAATTGACGGTGAATGGAAAGAACTTTTACTTCTTATGCTTGGTGCATTTATTGGTTCATACGGTAAGATTATTGACTACTGGTTCTCAGATACCGATAAGGATAAGATGTTAGTACAAAAGATGGACGAAGAAGATGGTCAATCATTCTCAAATACATTAGGTGGCTAATAAGGAGGTTGTATGTATGTAGAAGTAAGAGGGGACAGTCTTGGTGATTTAGATAGAGCACTTCGACAATTCTCTAAAATGGTTAAAAAGGCAGAAATAGTAAACGAAGTGAAGCGCCGTGAGTTTTATGTCAAGAGGTCAAAGAAAAAAATCTTAAAGCAACAAGAAGCACTTCGTCGCCGTATTCGTGAAGAAAAGAAGGTAGAGAAGAAAAAGAATTCAGAATGGTAAAAAATAGTGTTTTTTGTCAAAGCACTAATATATATTATATAGATTACACCTCTTTTGGGGTGTCTATGCTTTTGTATTAATAACCGTATAATAGTTAAAATAACTATTGAAACAAACGAGAGGCATTATATGGCAGAAATTACAAACGAACTTCTAAAGCAAGCAATTGCAGATGCAGATGCAGTCCGTGATATGGCTATCGCAAATGCAAAGATTGCATTAGAAGAAACCTTCACACCCCAAATCAAGTCCATGCTTGCAAAGCGCTTACGTGCCGAAGCAATGGAAACAGCAGAAGGTGCGGAAAAGGCAAAGGAAGAACCATTCCAAGACGCAACACACGTAACAGGTGGTGGTCCAGAAGATACTTCCGCAATCGGAACTGGTGACAACAAGGAACCATCCGATGCAGCAAACTACTCATCGGATATTGATCAAGGCGGTGAAGGTGAAACCGACTCATCAACCGATTGGTATGATGATTGGTCAGAATCAGATTTTGACCTTGACGAAGTAATCAAGGAATTAGAAGGAGATGTAAACGCACTTTCAGAAGCTGAAGAAGAAGAACTCGACGAAGCTAAGCATGAAGGTGAAGAAGAGAAGGAAGAAATGAAGGAAGGTTATAATGAAGAAATGCATGATGATGAAGAAAAGGAAGAGGAAGAGGAAAAGGCAGACGAAGCAGCTAAGGTTGTAGACCCAACCGCAGATGCAGGCACCCCACCAGAAGCAGCTAAGAAACATTCAGATGCAATGCAAAAGAAGGGTGATGACAAGCCATCCGCTCCAGCAGTAAATCCTATGGGTAAGGCAGAAGGTGCAGAAGATGCATCAGACCCACATAAGTTCGCAATGAACCCAGCAGAACCAAAGATGGAAATGGGTTATGGCGCAGGTGAAGGTGAAGGCGAAGAAGAACTCGATCTTGAAGCAATCCTTCGTGAATTAGAAGCCCAAGATGCTAAGGACACAGAACAAAAGCATCAAATGGCATCTAAGATGGCAGATCTTCAAAAAGAGCTAGCAGAATATCGTAAGGTTGTAGAAGTCCTACGAGGCAAGCTTAACGAAGTAAATCTTCTAAACGCAAAACTCCTTTATACCAACAAGATCTTCCGTAAGGAAGGTTTGACCAACGAACAAAAGGTTGCAATCCTCGAATCATTCGACAGAGCAATCAATGTACGTGAAGTCAAGATGGTATATGCAACATTAGCAGAAGCAATGACTGTAACTGCTAAGAATGCAAAGGGACGCACCGTATCAAGTAAGGTTGTTACCGAAGGTTTGGCATCAAAGCCAACCCCAAGTACAGCACCAAAGAAGGAAATTTTAGAAGAAAATACAGTCGCAAAGCGTCTACAACAACTCGCAGGCATTCTATAACAATTTAGGAGATAAATCATATGTCAGGTGTATCAGAATTTATCAACGAAGCCGGTTCAGCACACCGCGTAGTAGTTGAACAAACCCGCCAATTGGCAGGTAAGTGGGAAAAGTCAGGCCTTCTTGAAGGCTTAACTGGTCACGAAAAGCAAGGTATGGCAGTAATGCTTGAAAACCAAGCAACACAACTTCTTTCAGAAGCAACAACCACCAACCCAGCAGGTGCAGGTTCAGCTGGTGAAAACTGGGCAGGTGTCGCACTTCCATTAGTACGTAAGGTATTCGGTTCAATCGCAAGTAAGAACTTCGTATCAGTACAACCAATGAACTTACCAGCAGGTTTGGTATTCTTCATGGATTTCAAGTATGCAAACACAGTAAACGGTAAGACCGCAGGTGGTTCACTCTATGGTACAACCAGTGGTTCAGGTGTTCTTCCACGTGGTGGTTTCTACGGTGCTGGTGAATACGCATACTCAGTAAATGATGCAACATTAACACTTGCACCAGCAATTGGTTCAGGTTCAGCAGTTGGTTATGGTGATGTAAACTACAACGATACATACTCATCATCATTTGCATCATTCTTCAAGTTCGTTGTTCCAGCAGTAAGTTTCTCAAACGCTGACTTCAACGCAGTTCGTTCATTCCGCGTAACAACAAACGTTGCAGGTGGTGCACTTCTTCCAGAATTCACCAAGTATGACGGAACAAACGTTACACTTATCGTAAGTGGAACATCAGCTCTTGGTTCAATGGTATCAATGTCAGCAGTTGAATACAACAAGCAACCAACAGACACCACCCGTGGTGACTTTGAAGATCGTGATAACTCAGTAACAAACTTGAACATTCCACAAATTGATTTGGAACTTCGTTCAGAAACAATCGTAGCAAAGACCCGTAAGTTGAAGGCAGTCTGGTCACCAGAACTTGCACAAGACTTGAACGCATACCACTCAGTTGATGCAGAAGCAGAATTAACAGCAATGTTAAGTGACTACATCTCAACTGAAATCGACCTTGAAATTCTTGATATGTTGATTGCAAACGCAACCACAACAGAATTCTGGAATGCAGAAGTTGGTAAGGTATGGAACGGTTCAGCATTCGTAGCAAGTGCAACGCTCAGTGGTCAAGCTTGGACATCAATGACTTGGTTCCAAACACTTGGTCAAAAGATGCAAAAGGTATCAAACAAGATTCACCAACTCACAATGCGTGGTGGTGCAAACTTTGCAGTATGTTCACCAACCGTTGCAACAATCTTGGAAACAATCCCAGGATTTATGGCAGCAACAGACGGTGATAAGATGGAATTTGCAGGTGGCGTAACAAAGGTTGGTTCATTCCAAAACCGTTACACAATCTACAAGAACCCATATATGACCGAAAACACATTGTTAATGGGCTTCCGTGGAAGTAACTTCCTCGAAACTGGTGCAGTCTACGCACCATATATCCCACTTATCATGACTCCATTGGTATACGATCCAAACAACTTCACACCACGTAGAGGCGTAATGACCCGCTACGCGAAGAAGATCGTACGTCCAGAATTCTTCGGTAAGATCTTCATCGATGGATTAGCAACTGTCTAATCTCTTGATGTAAAAGGGTAACACAATAGAAATTGGGGTGGCCGAAAGGTCACCCCTTTTTCTTTTTATATAAACTAAACTACTATTTATACTATAGAGTTTTTCCATTTATGAGATTACTATGGCAATACTAAGTGATGATCCAATAGTTTACGATGGTAACCCACAAGACCCAGACGGCCTCACTCCATTTGCGTTATTTGATGATGAACCAGCATTTAGAACAGATGCCCCACGAGTAGCTGATTATGTAGCTAATCGTTTAGGATATCCTGTATTGGATGTTGAATTAATTGACAAAATGATCTACACATGCTTCGAAGAAGCAGTCACCACATATGGTTCACAAGTTAATCAGTTTCAAGCACGTGAACATATGTTGTCATTACAAGGATTGTCAACTGGTAGTGTTTTAACACAAAGAAATATTATTGGGTCATCTTTACCGCAAATCATTCGTTTGTCAACACAATATGGTGTAGAAGCACAATCTGGTGGTAATGTGCAAGTAAAAAAAGGATATATTTCCGCATCTGCACTTACACAATCATATGACTTAAAAACATTGTGGGCCGATACATACGAAAGTGGGTCAGCAATAGAAATTCGTCGTATATATCACTATATGCCATCAGCAGTCGCACGTTATTATGACCCATTTGCAACCACGGGTCTTGGTCTTACAAATTTAATGGGTGAATTTGGATTTGACGGATATTCACCACCAGTTACTTTCGTAATGATGCCAGCATACGAAGATTTACTTCGTATCCAAGCAATCGAAATAAACGATTTAATTCGTAAAAGTCAATATTCATTTGAAGTATCAAACAACATCGTAAGATTCAGTCCGATATTTAAACAAAGTGCAACAGTTTGGTTCGATTACGTAGTGGTTGGTGATAAAGAAGGTGCAGGTAAAACCTATAATACATCTACATCACTAGTATCGGATTATTCAAACGTTCCATATAATCATATTCCATATTATAGTATAAACTCCATAGGTAAAAATTGGATATACCGATACACACTTGCATTAGCAAAAGAAACGCTTGGTAATGTTCGTGGTAAATATGACAATGTACCTATTCCAGACCAAATAATTAAAATGGACGGTGACCTTCTTCGTCGTGAGGGTAAAGAAGAACGTGAACTTCTTATTAAAGAAATACGTGAAACATTGGAACAAACCGGATTACAAGCACAAATGAAGAAGCAAGCAGAAAATGCTAAAATGATGCAAGAATTATTTGGTAAAGTCCCAACTTTAATTTATATCGGATAATATGCCACGTTTCGTATCTCAAAGAGATTTTAATTTTTTTCAACACATTAACCGTGAATTATTGGTCGATGTGGTGGACGTAGATGTAATCTTATACAAGATTGCATTAGAAACCACTGCGATTAACATCTATGGAGAATCAACAGAAAAAGCACGTTATACTGGTGTAGAACTTAAAGCATTAGTTAAATATCCAAAAGTTCAAACTGATACAAGGGATGGGTTCGGTGTAGACGTAACACAGAATGTTGAATTTAGATTTGCGAGAAGATTGTTGGCAGAAGTAGAAACCTATCCAGAACCAGGTGATATTGTAGAGTATAACGGACTATTCTATGAAATAGACATGACGCAAGATTCACAACTTATCGCAGGTCAACCAGAATATTCCACATCACTACTTTGCTTAGCACATCTAACTCGTCGTAGTGGTATTCAAATTGAGGAGGCTAATACATAATGGCCGACTATAGTAACAGAAAAGTAACAGATAAAGTAAAACAAGTAGTTGATAATACAAAAACTACAGAATACCAAAATCGTGCGTATGACACAAAAACCGATGCATCGGATACACCAATCACGGTTACATTATTAACAATTGATGAAACACTTATTAAGTATTTATCTGCAAGAATACAACCTATTTTATCACAAGATGGTAAATCGGTAAAGGTACCTATAATTTATGGTAATCCTGAACGCTGGAAAAGTGTTCAAAAAGATGGTGTTATACGTGATAAATTTAATAAGATACAACTACCAATCATTATGATACGTAGAACTGGTCTAAAGAAGAACTTAAAACAAAACTCACCAGTTAACAAGTATTTAGAACGGGAATTTGAAACTGGATGGAACAAATATAACCCATATGATAGATTTGCCGCAGTAAATGGTATTAAACCAGTTAAAAAGTATATTACAACAGTAACTCCTGACTATTTTGATCTTACATATGAATGTATAATCTGGACAGAATATATGGAACAGATGAACAAAGTCATTGAACAAGTGTCATTTGAGGACGATGAGTATTGGGGTGACAGAGGGCAGTACAAGTTTAGAACACGAATTGATGAGTACAAAACTGATACAACTCTACCAAACGTACAAGATAGATTGGTCAGAACTACGTTTACATTAAATGTGTCTGCGTACCTCCTACCAGAGAGAATGGTCAATAAAACAGGTCAAATTATGCAGACCTCTCAAGAACGATTTTCAGTTAAAAAAATCGTCACTTTTACTGAATTAGAAGAGGGTTAAAAGTCGTGTTTCACAAAAATAATCTATATTTATAATACGAGTACAGATATACATAAGGAGGTTATATGACAGAAGTTACGAAGTTAACGGATGAAGAGTTATCATCTGTTAAAAGTTTGCGTGAAGAAATTATTGGTTCCATTTCCACAGTGGGTCAATTAAAATTGACGCACGATTTAATGAACGAAGATTTAACATCGGTAAAATCAAAGCTTGAAGAAGAAGTAGTAAAATACAAAGCATTACTAGTTAAAGAAAAAGGATTAGTTGATGAATTGTTAAAGAAATATGGAATGGGTTCTTTGGATGTCGAAACTGGTGTATTCACCCCTGAGCAATAAGTAATATTGGAGATTCCGTATGGCAGAACGCATTGTTAGTCCTGGCGTTTTCACACAAGAACGTGACCTTAGTTTTCTAGAACAAGGCGTTGGTGAAATTGCTGGTGCATTTATCGGTCCAACAGCAAAAGGACCAGCATTTATTCCAACTGTAGTTACAAGTCAACAAGACTTTGAAAACAAGTTTGGTGCACCTGATGGTAAGTCATTCTTAGGATTGACTGTAAAAAACTATCTTCGTGAATCAGGACGAGCAACTGTTGTTCGTGTTCTTGGTCTAGACGGATATAGTAATACAAGCCACACACCAGCAATTATTAAAGCAACTGGTACTAGTGGTTCGTTTGTATATGCTGTTATTCATCCTACCGTGTCCGGAAGCGACCTTACAGCAGTAAGTGCTTCTGGAACATCAACAAACTTTGCAGTTACCGTTACAAGTTCAAATGGATCATTTACCGGCACAGGATTAACATCAACCACAGCAGCAGGTGGATATATCGGAAACTTCTTTGGATTTGGAACTACTGGTACAAAGGGTGGATACATCTATTCTATCTTCCCAGAAGCAATAGTAAGTGGTGGTGCATCGGTAGTAATGTCAGCAGAACTTAGTGCAGACTTATTGTTCTTAACTGGCAGTACATATGGACCATACTCATTTGCAACAACTCCTTGGATTCAATCACAAACACTTGGTGGTGTTAACCAAAACTTATTTAAGGTTCATACATTAAGTGATGGCACATCAGCAAATAAGCAAGTAAAAATTAGTGTTCTTGGTCCAAAGAAAGCAATTGTATCTGGAACTTACGGAACATTCTCACTTCAAGTACGTGACTTTACAGACACAGATGCAAATCCAAGTGTACTAGAACAATATGATAATTTAACACTTGACCCATCTGACGCAAATTTCATCGCTCGTCGTATCGGTAACAGTGCACCTGTAACCGACCCAAATACTGGTGAACGTTATTTCCAAGGTGATTTTCAAAATAACTCAGCATATGTTCGCGTTGAAATGGCAGATGGTTCGGAAAATATATCACCAGATGCATTACCATTTGGATTTGCAGCATTAAAGTCACCAATTGGATATTCTGGTTCAGCAGTTCCAGTACCAACATACATTAGTTCAAATTGGGTATCTGGTAGTAGTCGTGGATATAGTACCACCGCAACATACAACAGTAACGCATGTTATGGATTTGAATTCTCTGATATTCCAACTACTAATATGTCATACTTGGCACCACTTCCAAGTGGTTCAATAACTCGTGGTAGTGACTTCAATCTTGAAAACTTAGCATCAAATGAATTATATGATGCAAACGGTACTGGATATACAGTTGCACAATATCTTGCAGGTGCAGCACCAACATTAGCATCACTCTTGAAGTTTACAGTTCCATTCCAAGGTGGATTTGATGGTGACAATCCAGCACGTTTGATTAATATGTACGATGGTATTACATCAACAAACACACAAGGATTTAACTTAAGTTCAGCAACAACAGCTGGTTCACGTGCATATAAGAAGGCATTAGATGCAATCAGTAATCCAGACGCATACGATATTAACTTGTTGGTACTACCTGGTGTTATCTACAACGACCACTCATACATCGCAAACTACGCATTAAGTGTTTGTGAAACACGTGGTGACTGTTTCTACATTATGGATACAGTGGGTGCAAGTGCAACAATTACAGAAGCTGTAAATACCGCAGCATTAATTGATAGTAACTACGCAGCAACATACTATCCTTGGGTAAGAGTGTTGGATACAAACACAAATAAGTTTGCATTTGTTCCACCATCAGCGGTACTTCCAGAAGTATACGCATATAGTGATAATACAGCAGCAGAATGGTTTGCACCAGCAGGTTTAAATCGTGGTGGAATTCCAGGAGCAGCAGGTGTTAAGGTTCGTTTGGCACAAGCACAACGTGATTCACTATACGAAGGTAAGGTTAACCCAATCGCACAATTCCCAGGACAAGGTATCTGTGTATGGGGTCAAAAGACATTACAACGTCGCTCATCAGCACTTGACCGCGTAAATGTTCGTCGTTTGTTAATCACTGTTAAGAAGTTCATCGCAAGTTCAGCACGTTTCCTCGTATTCGAACAAAATGTTGAAGCAACTCGTCGTCGTTTCCTCAACATCGTAAATCCATTCTTGGCAAACGTACAAGAACGTTCAGGTCTCTACGCATTCCGTGTTATTATGGACGAAACCAATAATACACCAGACGTAATCGACCGCAACTTATTGGTTGGTTCATTGTATCTCCAACCAACAAAGACCGCAGAATTCATCAAGTTGGATTTCAACATCCTTCCAACTGGTGCAACATTCGCTGGTTAATAGGTTATATTTTTAACTTACCGACTATTTATAGTAAATCTGTTAGGAGATACACATGGCAAACAATATCGTAGCCGAAAATGAAATTTTCTTTACGGCGTTCGAACCAAAAGTTAAAAATCGCTTTTTAATGTTAATTGAAGGCGTACCAGCTTACATCGTAAGAAAGGTCAGCCGTCCAGAAATTCGTCAAGATACCATTAAAGTTCCACACATCAACACCGTTCGTTTTGTTAAGGGTGTGTCTGTATGGCAACCAATGACTTTGACCCTTTACGATCCTGTTGTACCATCAGGTGCACAAGCAGTAATGGAATGGGTTCGTCTCCACCACGAATCAGTAACAGGTCGTGACGGATATGCAGAATTCTATAAGAAAGATTTGACCCTTCAAGTTCTTGGCCCAGTAGGTGATAAGGTTGAAGAATGGATTATCAAGGGTGCACAAATTACACGTGCAACATTTGGTGACCTTGAATGGGCAGATACCAGTGATAACGTAGCAATTGAATTAGAAATTCAACCAGACTACTGCGTATTGAACTACTAATCCAAAAAACTCAGGATGTATTTATCCCCTTCGTGATGCAGGTGTTCTATACTCACGAAGGGGATTTTTACTTATAAAATCTATTTGTATCAATTGAAATGATACTTATATAGAGGTAGAAATATTTTTAACTTGGGTGTGTAATATGCCACAATTAACAGAATTACGAGTGGGTCAGGGGGAAACATTTGAAGTACTCGTAACGTTATTACAAACTGTCTCAGGC